CCACCATCATCAACAATAGCCAATATGTACACATCACAAGGACTATCTTTTTTCTTTAACGTCGCAAGTAATCTGCCGTTTTTATGCCTTGTTGACTTTACATCTATCGTGTTCCCTTTAGAAACCAAATCATGACCGCCGTTTCTTGGGCTAACTGACAAATCAACGCAAACATTTAGCATTTTCGCTACACAGTATTCAGCAACTACACCATCAATATCTATTGACCAAACGCAATCATTTCCTACTTGCTGGTCTTTTACATTTTTCATCGCTACAGAACGCCTCATAACGCCTAACGTCCTGCAAATAAATAGTTCCTCATCCGTAAGATTAACTCTCATATCTCATATTTCTCAATATAAATATTTCTATCAAGAATCATTCCTCAATAGTTTCCGAACAAGCAACCCTTACAGCCTTAATCGCAGCCTGTGGATTCGACACTACCGCCACCTGACCTCGCCATGTTTGATGCCAGATAACCTGATCCGGTGTCAGCTTGGCTTTCTCGTCTTTCTTTATTTCTAACAAAATGTTTTTGCCACGATAGCCCACAAGAATATCCGGGCATCCTTGACCTACCCCATGTAAGTGCTGGACATCCATGCCTACCCGTCGGAGTTCCTTGACGATCTGCGTCTGGTTTGTGTCCACCTTCTTATAGACCATTGTTGCCCCATCGGTTTGCTAGTTTTCTCATCTCAGCCATGTGTTCAGGTGTACGCCTTCCGCCCGCTTGTCTGCCAGTATCAATAACTCTTTCATGAGTAGTAAACCTTGTATTACAACTTGGGCAAAAAAACCTGCGCCTAACATAATCCCGAACATGGCGAGTATCTATCGCCGTAGCTTTAAATTTGCACTCAGGACATTTCACGCCAATCCCCTTTCTTGCCACGGTTCCCTAAACCCCATTGAGATTTACAGTCAGCCTCTAACTGGTCAGCAACTTCATGCCCACGTTTCTGCCTAACAACGCTCAAATACCGCAACGCTGAATCCCTGTCCGCTGCTCTCCAAGCTAATACCTGCCTAACCTCACATCGATGTCTTTCAGTCTCTAAAACGTCCATTGTTGTCAAAGTCCATTGGTCTTGATCCTGCCGATTCCACAAACTGCTGGCTTGCTGTGTGATACCAGAGTTGATACCACTCCTGAGCCTCTCCGTTACGCTGCTTCTCGTTCATTAAGAACGTATCGCCCTGACTCTCATCTATCTGCTCACCACGATTTCGCTGGTTTTCTTTCTTCTTGTTGCGCCACACAAGAAAGACGTTGTCCACCTGATCGCTAATAGAACCAGAGCCTTTCAGGTCATTCTTATTCGGTGTTACCTCGTCTGAGGCTTGCTTGCGGATATGGTGGACTAGGTGAACATGGACGTTATGATCTCTAGCCAATGCCGTTAGCTCATCGATAAAGTTCTTCTGTCCGTTAAAGTCATCCTCGTTCTTGACGCATTTCATCAAGGAATCAATAAAAATGTGCTGTACACCTAATTCCATAGCGCAATATCTCGCCATAGCAATAACCTTGTCAGGGCTAGTCGTACCCTGCTGGTCGTAAAGATATAAGGAATCAGCCGTATACTTCTCTAATCTTCCTAGAAGTTTAGTAATGTAAGCCTCACGATCCGACGCTAACGGGTCATCCACATACTCACCTGAGAACTGTCGCAGCATCCTCTCTAGCGTCTTTTGCGGCTTCATCTCGAACGAGGCAATGCAAACGCATTGTTTCTGCTTCACTAGGTGCAGCGCGATTTGTCCGGTCAACAGCGACTTACCACCACCGTTAGAACCAGCATAAACCGTAACCTCTCCCGGTCTAAACGCAAAACTGCTATGCGTATTAGTCCAAGGCAGTAGGATTTTTGTATCTTTAGAAGAGTTTAGATAGCTTTCCTTAATCGAATCTAGGAAGTCTCTAGCCTGTTTAACCTTTATCGTTACGTCGTTTGAATGTAGATACTTCTCTACATCTATCGAGTCAGACTTGATTATCCTCAACCGTCTCGCTTCGTCTAACTCCGCTGCTCTCTGCTCCAGACTCATCTTGTCTCCCTAGTTCGTAAAGCCTGTTAAGTGAAAAAACGCTACCAACCCAAAACCCCGGTACTACCTCGCTAAAGCCTAACTCAACTAACTTTGATTCCGTCATCATTACCTTTAATTAAATAAGTTTTCCTGAATTGGTGCTATCTCTCTATTCCACACCTGCGGACTTTGGTGCGACTCAATACGCTCTCTCATAAGAGCAGCTCTAGCCTCTTTCGTAGGTGGCGTATAAGTTCCTCGCCATGCGCTATCAATACCCACGTTTTGACCGATATTCGTACTATCAGCAGACGCAAATGGGAACCTAGTAAATACATCAGGATTCAGCATCCGTAAACCGTGAATCTTGGTCTTTGGCAACCCTTCCTGATCGCATAAAACATCCATAGCCTGAGACATCCGATTCCACCAAGCAGGAGTTCCGATATTGGCAAAATCACCAGAGGAACCTAAGCAAAGCCTCGGATAGTTCGTAGCCAGTCGATCTAGCCGGTCAAGACTTTCATGTAAATGCCAGACTGGTGCGCCTACATAAGCCGGGAACGGAAACTCATCTAGCAACTCGTCATTGGCTTGCTCATCCCCATCTATAACGTCAGGGATAACCGCAAAATCAAACGCTGGAAACCGACGTAACTTATCAACCCACTCATAAAATGGAGTCCAATCCTCTACTGGATTACCAGATTTCCATGCGCTAAAGGCTCCGTTATCCACAGCAAATGACTGAGCTGCATCCAAAGCTATCGTTAGTTGATCCGAATGTCGGAAAGAAATAAAAGCATGACCACCGCTGATAGCCCTAAGAGCAGCTGTAGCCGGAGTTATTGGCAGACCGTGATAATGAATCATGCGTCACCATCATAACGACAGGCATCACCACTTAACGGACGCTCGACTTTCACCCAAGCAACAGGAAACTCCTTTTTGATATGGTCGTAAATAAAAACACATAAAGCCTCTAGCGTCTGGTAAGGCAAACCCTCAACTTCGTTCAGGAATCGATGGTCTAGCTTTTCTCTAACGTCTGCTATTTCTTTGCGTAAATAGTACAAATCAACCGTGCTACGTTTGTTCTTTGGCAACCTAAAAAATTGCACCATCCCGTTGTCACCAATCTTGCCCTTTACCGCAACCGTAGCAACGTAAGAATGACCATGAATTCTCATGCTTGGCTCATACTCGACTAACGGCACAAGTCTCGCTAACGTATGTGCGGCTTCAAATGTGAATGTTTGAGAGATTTCCATAGCGCAATCTTTATAAATAGCTAACGGCTTCGTTAATTCGCGTAAAAGCCGTTTTAAGCCGTTTTTTATCGGTGTCTGATACCTGCCTACCCTCAGCCATATCAAACGCCGCTATGCCCGTAATAAGTGCCTCAAAATGGATTATTTTCATTAGGTCTGTGGCATAGAACGGTCTGCGGACAGGTTTACTGGTTTCGCTAGGCATAAAAGATTGATCTTTAGGAAACAGATCAGTCAAATCCATACCTACGGCTGAAACCACTTCGTAAGCCGAGCAACCAGCAAAGCACTTCAGCAAAATCCTGCCATCGTCAGTTTCCGTTATGGCAAGTGATGGACGTTTGTCTTGATGCGCTGGACAACAGGCTATCCAATGCCCTCGCTTGCCCTGAACCTTCTCAAGCCGGTTTAGGAAATCGCCAATCATAGGATTCTCCTTCCGAAAGGAAAGGTTGACTCACTAGGTTTTTTATCTTTAGGCTCGTAAACGTCAGACCAATTATTGGCAATGCTTTTTTGCAACACCTCAGAAATATCAAATCCCTTAGTTTTCATTTGTTGTAATTTATTAAACATTATCTTCATAGCTCGTTCTGTCATTGATCTCTTAGTATGTTTCCTCATTTCAACAAAATCGTTCCAATCTTGCAAAGGAATGAAGTCAGGAATTTCAACCTTTTGCCTCTTCTCTTTCTCTTTCTCTGTCTCTGTCTCTTTATCTGGGCTAGCGAGTTGCAAGCAAGCTGCTAGCATGGTGCTAGCATCAAGGAAGAATCCTTTATCTATCAAAGGTTTAAGTCCTTCCTCAACTTCTTTGCTAGCAAGACGCAAGCGGAACGCTAGCTCATCGATAGCAGCGTCAAAACTAGCATCTTCGGATTCAGAAGCAAGCAACCAGAGTAGGGGAGCCATAGCTTTGCTAGCCATAGGCAAGCTCATGAATTCCCTATCGTCTAGGAGTTCACGATGCAGTTTGATCCAAGGTGGTCGGCGATTGCCGTAATGCTGGAAGGCTCTCCAGTTTTTGGGTATGAGTCGCATATAAGCCTCACGTTATTGGCTGTCGTTACTGAAATAGGTGGGTCAGGCAGGACGGTAACGAATCGTCTTTTCGGGTTGCACTCCCTAGCCATTCCCTATGAACTATACCTTTACGTTACGGAGTTGGCAAATCTTACATAGCTGGCTATCAACGAACTGAGCTAGTGATCTAGTCCGCTTACAAGCCGGACACAGCTTAGTGCCAAAGTTATAAGTCGTTTCCGTTCCACGTGAATCGGACTTTCGACGCAAGGGTTTTGAAGGGTCTATTTCCAATGGGTTGACCTCTAGGGCTAGTTTTAGGCAAAAATCTTTGTACTTCTTGTTTAGGTTGCTCTTTTGGTAAGTCTTTTTTCTTAACCATAATTGTGCCAGAGTTAGGGTGTTTCATAATAGAATGTTTCTATTGGGATATGGATTCCTATTAGAAATGTTTTTACACACAAATCTTGAATCGGTTTAGTATTTCGGAACTGCAACTAGGAGATTAAATTATGGATAAGCAGGGTTACGAGCAGTTCTTAATTGGTACGCTACAAGACGGGTTTCCCGGCGAGTTGACTGCCTGTTTCAAAGATACATTAAAACAGTCACGCGAGGAACGGTTAGAGCAAGAACTTTGCATCCTCTTAGAGATTTGCGCTGTATTCCAGTCAGACCCTATCAAGCTGCAAGCAGCTACTCGTCGCAACATGGTCGGTATCGTTAATCGACTGGTCAAAGAATCTACACTTCCAGATTACGTTGAAACTAAAGCGGATTTAGAACGTGATCGAGGAGACTGGCTCTATCAAGAAATGAAAGACAGAGAAGCGGAGGGAAGATGAACCCTAGCCGTACAGAAATCGATAACTGGCAACTCGCTGAAATTGTCTATGTTTTGCGTCTATTGATTGATAGAGTAGAACGCAGAACAGCATCGGATGAAGATAAACAAATTGTCTACATGGCTTATCGTGCGTTAGAGAATACTCCACACGTTATTAAGCAGATCGTAGACGAACTAGAGAGAGGCAACCAATGAAAAAGCTATTTAATCCAGACGATAAACTAGCAGACTTTATCGACCGTCATGCTGGTGCTGTGTTAGCTGGTATGCTGTTACTAGCGTTACTAATGGACAGCTTTGCATGAAGAAAACATTTCCTTGTATCTTAGATAAAGATTTTAAATATGTTCCGTCAGGCAAAACGAACATTCGCAAGACTTTCGACCGTATTCGCAAAGAGCAAAAGGAGGCTTCAACGATACAAACTACTACGCAAACACAATCTCACAATATCATTTTCAATAAGAAATTCGCTAAGGGATAAATAAATGGATAACCAACTAGATAACAGACAGCAGGAACAAGACGAACATCAGCAATGGATCGTTTACCAGAAGCTACAGACAGCCAGAGTCAAGTTACAAGGCGTAAAGTTAGAGAAGTCCGGTCACAATAAATTTGCTGGCTATAAGTATTTCGAGCTATCAGACTTCCTGCCTACCGTTAATAGCATTTTCTTTGAGCTAGGCTTGGCACATACGCTAGAGTTCTCAGACACTATGGCTACTATGTACGTCATTGATACAGAAAACGGTGGTCATGCAAAGTTTACTTGCCCTATGGCTAATGCTGAACTTAAAGGCTGTCATCCAGTCCAGAACCTCGGAGCCTCGATAACGTATATCACTCGCTACCTGTTGGTCATGGCTCTGGCTATCTGTGAACATGATGCCTTAGACGCTACGACTGGTGCTGACGAGCCTAAGTCTGCAAAGCCGATCACTAAGTCGGTATTCGATACGTTAGACCAGCAATCTCAGAACGAGATTAAAAGCTATGCAGCCGACATCATCATGATGATTCATAAGGATAGGGTCGGAGAAGCAGTCGAGTACATCAATAGTCTGGAGCTAGATGCTGACTGGAAAACAGCACTCTGGAGCCAGTTAGATAGTAAACAGCGTAGTGCAATCAAGAAATTTGCTCAAGGATAATCATGGAATACGACAATACAAACAAAGGTACTTTAGGCAAGAACCATAACAAGAAATCAGATACGCATCCTGACTATTCAGGTCAGATCAACATCGATGGAACTGATTACTGGCTGTCAGGCTGGCTTAAAGAGTCTAAGAAAGACGGTAGCAAGTTCTTCTCTCTAGCGGTAAAGGCTAAAGATTCAAAGCCTTCTAAAGCTCGTCAGAAGGATGATTTTCAGGGTGATGACTTAGCTGATGTACCTTTTTAACCTACGGGGAAAAGCAGATGCCAGCTTTTCGATTGTAAGATCGTCAAGGATAGAACTGGTGTAGCGAGTACCCCACCTTTTCCCGCCTAGCTGTGAGTGGCGGCAATAACTCCAGCAGCATACGCAATGACTCCTTTACGTGTTTGCTCCCTCGTTGTGAGTATGCTGACTGCCGGGAAAGACCGGCTTAACTAACCGAGGAACCCATGAAACTACTAGACTTTTTAAAGAAGCAATTTGACATTAAGAATGACCGACAACTAGCCTTAACTATGGGTGTTCGTGCGCCAGCTATCAGCAAGATTCGTAACGGACACACTACGATTACCGCTGATTTCATCCTTAAAGTGCATGAGACTTTCGATATTCCTATCAAGGAAATTAAGGCAATGATATGAGCTACGAACAGACTGAACTACTGGTAGTCCGTTGGGGTGAAGCCAGAGGCATTATCCAGAACTCAGATAGCAAGACGCAGTTACTCAAGGCTTTTAGCGAAATGGGGGAACTAGCAGATGCGATTACCAAACGAGACCGTGACGCAGTTATCGATGGACTTGGGGATATTCTTGTATGCCTCACTATGGTTGCTGCTATTGAAGATGTCGATCTAAAACAATGTTTCCTGTCAGCTTACGAACAGATTAAAGATAGAAAGGGCTATCTCAATGCCACAGGAGTATTCGTCAAAGATGCTTGAAGAACTCCAGAAGGTTATAGCTATGGTCAATACATGGTGGGCTAAGTCTATGGTCGCTATTGTTTTAGCCGTAATTGGTTATAACGTAGGAGCAATCCAGACCGAGATACGGATAGCGTCAGATTGTAAGTTTGCTAACGCTTTTCGAGTAGATATTCAGGCATTTAGTTGCCAGAGGAAACTATGACCAAGGATGAAATTGACGAACTAATAACAGAGGCAGAATTAGATGGGTATTTTGCTCTTTGCCCAACACTTTCAGATATAGATGATTTTGTAAATTGCCTAGAAAAGTTCGCTAAACTTGTAGCTTCTGCTGAACGAGAGGCTTGCATAAAAAATATAAGTAACATTCTTCATGGACAAGAAGGATGTCTAAGAGCCATACACATTATTCGAGCAAGGGATTAACAATGGGCAGACCACGTAAGAACCCGGATGATCCTAAGTGGCAGGAACCTAAGCCAACTGCCAAAGATTACGACTGGCAATTGTTCTTTGCAGCGGCTCTAGGAGGCTTAATCGCTAAGGGTGGTCTATCCTATGACCAACTCATAAAAACGGCTTCACAGATCGCTACAGAGGCTCAGGACTCACTTTCTGAGTGAATCGTATTGTGCATAGCATTGGGCTAAAGCTACCCTAAGATTGTCAGCCTCTAGTGCTACTTTGACAAAATCTTCTGCACTTTCTCGATAAAGCTGTCTTGGGGTACATCCACTTTGTCCAGCACCGGAGGAACCGGACACGGCACTTGCTTGGGTGGAGATGGACGGACGCTGCTGCAAGCTGTTAGTGAGAGCAACAGCCCTAGCGTTAAGATTCTTAATTTCAACATCCTTCTCTCTCCTTAGCTGGTCTGCGTTTGCCTGTAGCTCCTGCTCCTTCTTCCTAGCCGCTTCCTGACCCTTGGCGTACTCCGCATATTGAGCAGCTTTTTCCTTATCCCATGCTTGTTGCACCTGCGCCTTACCATGCTCTGAACCCTGAAAATATCCTCCTGCTGCTGCGAGGATAATGGCAATAAGGGAACCGGAAATAAACCAAGGATTCATTTAGGAGGCACTTTAGTCGCGTCTAGCTTCTTGTGGACTTTAACCTCACGGCAGACCTGAACCTCTTTACCCTTACGATCCTTCTCAGCGTGACAGACCTTCTTAGTTTCTGCTGCATGAATCTGGAACACTAAAAATGAACTTAGCAAAACAGTAGCAGCCATGCGTAGGTAGATAATCATGAAATCTCCGGGTGTGGTGGTTGTTCAGGAGCAGCTTTGCCGTTATACCCTGCTAGTTGTGACGAAATAGGCTCTATCGACGGTTCCATGCGTACTGGTGCATGAGTAGGACTAGGGGCTTTTGGTGCTGGAGGCTTATCATCACGCTCCTCTTTAGTCGATAGTCCGGGTGGAGTGAACTGAGGCAGAGCATCCTTACCCTTGACCGCTAGTAAAGTAGCCAATGATCCGAGAATGTACTTAGACATATCGGACAGTATCAGGAAGAACTGCTTATCAGCAGGAGCCATGCCGTTCATAGGCTGTGTCACAAATACAACACTATAGAGTGACACACCAACCATGATAATGACCGTACAACAGAAAGTTACAGCGATACAGAACTTAATTACTGCATCGTGTTGTTCCTGCGTCATTGCAAGAAACTGGCTGACTAATTTTAGGGGATTCATCCTTAACTTCCTCTGGTTTCATTAGCTGGTCTGGACAAGTTCCGGTAACAGCGCAATAGGGTCTTTTGCATTGCTTAGTTTCCCAATTATCAGGGTTGCTACAGGGATACCTAAACCTATCGCATCCAAACAGACTAAGCACCAAGCAAACGTAAAGCACGCGCATACTGAGCCTCTCTATCTTCCATTCCCTTGTAACCACCGTTAATCACCTTAGTCATGCCTCTCAAGTCACTAGTATCAGCGAATCGATTGAGCTTATTAGTCTCCCAAAACCAGCAAGCAGACTGACCAGCACCTTCGAACGTCTGTGTATATTCTGAGGCTTGTTCAGGAGTCATCTCTAAGGAAGCAGCAAACCAAAAATAGTTATCCTTGCCTGTTAGCTGGATCAAGCCCCTGCCCTTGTACCTAGCACCATCTCCAGACGCTTCATCACCGTTACCCATACGATTCGCATAGACGTAATTAGCTATCCTGTCCGGCTGTTTAGCGTAGGACTTAGCCTGTGAGTCTGTAGAAAAATACTTAGGAAAGACTTTAAGAAGTCCTGAAGCACTATAGTTTAGGTTCTCCGTTAGCCAGACAAATCCACCTGATTCATGATGGCATTGGGCTAGGAAAGCAGCTATTCGTTGTGGAGTCGTAATCTCGTATTCTTCAAGGAGTGACTTACCACCTAACTCTGTCTGTGAACTAAACAGAGCTTCATACCAATGGTCTGAATACTTAGAGTGAGGAATAAACGCTCTGAAGGCTTTTCTATCGACCATACATCCGTTCCTCTAGGATTTCTCGTCTTAACTCTTTCATCTTCTTGACTTCAGTAACCGCAGCCTGTGTTGCATAATACATATCGTAGTACATAAACGCTAGGACAGGCATGATGATGAAGAACATTAACAAGACTGCCATCACCACCGTTATCAAAGACCAAGGTACATCTTCTGACTCGCGCTTTTCGTTGTTAGCCACATTATTCCCACCGCCCACGCTACTACGAAAACTACTGCTGAAACCCATGCTATTTTTGACTTGGCTTCCGCTATCCTTTTTCTTCGTTGCCATGATGCAATCTGCGCTATCCTAAGTTCCTCGGCATGAGCTTCTTCTTGCTCTGCGACAATCCTCTGCCACATTTCCTCGAACTTGCTCCACAAAGCACCTAGTTCTGGTGGCGCACGATACGTCATGGTTTCACGTATCTCTACTAGCATTGCATCAAGTCTCGACGTAATCAGTATTCTTTTTAATGCTCTCCTGCCTATTGATTCCTCGCCCTTGTAAACCTGTTTCGCGTCTAGTTGTTCTTTTAGGAATAGTTTACTGATTGCATCGTAGGAATCCATCAAAGCACCTAGCTGGTTCCCAATGTCTGTAAAAACATCATTAGGATCAGACTTAGCGACTTCTTGAACTCGTTGAACTTCTTGGTAATACTGTTGCTTCTGTGCAGGAGTCGGATTACCACCTGTTGCTTTCTCGTACTGCGACTTTAGATCGTCTAGTACTTCCTTAACATCTCCTGCTGCACCTTTAATCTGCTTGTAAAGCTCACAACCCTTCTTAACCGCAGCAACAGCAGCATTAGCAGCAGCAAGGATCGTTATAGGGTCAATTTCTTACAACCCAAATACCTTAGTTACAAAGATAGTAAATGCAGAGCCTACCAATCCAGAGGCAGACATCAGCATATACATAGCACCTTTGCTTTTGTTGATAACGGCATTAACCTGAGCCATCTCTTGACGTAGCAGGTGGATTTCATTGATTAGGGTACGAACATCAGCCTGTAGCATACCGAACTCTTTAGGGTCAATATCAGACATTTCTAGCCTCTAACTGGTCAATTTTTACACTTAGTTCTTTTACAGCATTGATAAGAGCAAAGGTTAGCTCTGATGTATCCACAATTTTATATCCATTAGCGTCAGTTTTTACACAGTTAGCAAAGGCTGTACCCTCTAGTTCCTGAGCAATAACACCAACAAAAGCCTGTGATGGGCTATCAGACTTCATGAACTCAGCGGTATAACGGTAGTTCTTAGGTTCTACCTGCTTGATCTCAGCCAAACCCTTACCGTAAGCAGAAATATCCTGCTTGTAACGCGAGTCTGAGTACGAGTTAAACGTACCACCACCGACTTTTTGAACGTCTGAGATACTGAAACCGGCTGAGGATGACCCAACGAAAAACTTCATCGCTGAACCGATATATACCTCCATTACAGCACCAGTCCAATAAATCGAGTTCCCTGTCGATGTAAAGTTATAGCCGTTAGGTGAAATAATCCCTGTGTCAAATGTCTTAGCACCAGCAAAACTCTGGCTACCTGTTGTTACAACACCTGAAACCGTAGCAGAAGCCGTAGGCAATGCCGACGATGACCAAGACGAGCCGTTAGACGTTAGGACTTGACCACTACCACCCGGAGAGACTGAGGAAATGCCAGAAGTGCCGTTTCCAACAAGAACCGCACCAGTTGATAAGGTAGATTGACCAGTACCACCGTTAGCAACCGCTAAAGTGCCAGAAAGAATCAATGTTCCTGATGTAGTAACTGGAGAACCTGATACCGTGATACCCGAAAGGTTAGACTGAAGTGCTACGCTAGTAACCGTACCACTCCCCGGCGTTACAGTACCCCAAGAAACGCTAACGCCATTAGTCGTAAGGTATCTACCTGAGTTACTGGTCTGGCTAGGCATCAACGCATTGATAGCCGTAGAAGCCGTAGTCTGGCCTGTACCACCCTGAGCAATAGGCAAAGCATTAGTTAACGTGACGCTACCAGAAACGCTAAGATTTCCACCTACGCTAAAGTTATCTCCTGACGAGCCATCTTGCTGGTCTTTTAACTGTGCCATCAACTCACGGATAGCATTGTTAATCGTCGATGGTGGACAGCCTTCAGCAATGTTAATACCGTCAATATCGGTATTGTTTGCTGCTGTTGCGCTAAATTCGCTGATCTTTGTCTTTGGCATGATTACTTCCTTTTAGCGCGATTCGCTTGATACATGATGTTATATGCTCTAGGATCAAATGCTTGTGGAATAACTGTCTCTACGCCAGCAGGAATACGAGATAGCAATCCAGTACCGTAAGCAGCTTCACCCATCAGTCTAGGAGATGACGCAAGCAATGAAGCCGTAGCCAATGGAACACCACCAGCAGAGAAAGCAGCAGCACCAGTACCTAAAGATGTAGCTCGTTGCAGACCCATAGGAGTAAGTTCAGCCAATGATTGACCAGCTAAAGCAGGGAAAATATCTCCACCACCAGCTTCACTTAATTGTTTACCTAATGCAACTCGTTGACCAAAGTTCGTATTTACATTCTTACGCATCAACGACTGCAATTTACGAGTAGCAGTCTCAGCACTAGCCTTCTGGCCTAGCGACAATGATCTCTCAATCTCTTTAATAAGTTCAGCAGATTCAGAATACTCTTTCATTACCTTAGAGTAAGTAGGAGCCTGTTTAGTAATTTCTGACTTTACAGAATCATAAACACCACCAACGGCTGCTCTAGCTTGCTTCTGCTCGTAAGGAATATTCTCTAAGACATCGCCAATTCTTTGCTTTAGAGCATCAAGACCCTCTGGCGTATGAAAGTCAGTAGGATTCTGAGCCTTCCAATCATCTACAATATCCCTAACAGTCTGAAGCTCATTAAATGCACGTTCGTTAACAACCTTACCTTTGTAAGATGTTTTATTCTGAGCCGTTTGTACTGCTTGATCGATACCTTTGAAGTCTAGTACGGTCTTATCACCCTTGATATTGACCATGCCAGAACGATACTGAGCCTGTTTAGCTTGGTTCATATTGGCAAGATTCTGCTTTGCCATATCCAGAACATCAGTCATTGGCGCAGTACCAGTAATATTCGACCGGAACTGTTCAGCAGCAGTACCACCCTCACGACCCGCTTTATAAGCCTGTCTGAAAGACTCAGCACCAGCACCAGTAGTCATTCCCAATACAGGAGCTACAGCCTTGCCAGCAGTTCCTACAGCTTTTGCGGTTAGCGACAGAGGATCAACCATTGATGCCGCTTTACCCAACTTAGGGGCAACAGAACTACCACCTGTTAGCACAGCAGAAACATCAGATAGAAAGCCAGCAGGATCGTTAGCGATAGTACGTTTAGCTTGCTCTACACCACCGTAACGCTGAACATACATTTGCCCAACTTTATTAGCGACTTCCCTAGATGCTTTATCCTCGCCGAGAGCCTTTACAACGCTCTCAGGCAATACATTCTGTAAAGCACCAGCACCAATATCTAAGACGGTCTTACCAGTCTGCAATGGGCTAGTAACAGCCTCATAAGTTCCAACCAGTACATTTTTAAGTGAACTAGGGAAACTTTTAACAGCCTGAGTAACTACCTCTTTACCAGTCATTGACTCGCTCTGTCCAACAGGACGAGCAGTAGCTAGATCAAATGCCATTATTTGACCTCCTTGAACTGTGTTCCGTCAGGGCTAACATAAGCCCTATTGCCATTAGCATCAACGCTCAATCGCCAGTCTCTGCCGACACCTTCCGGGCGAGACTCAGCAGCAGGAGTAGGAGTAGAGGAAGCCTTACCTTGCTTCAAAACAATATTGTCTGGATTTAGGTTATAGCCTTTTGCTAAGTCAACGTATTGCTGTCTAATCTGACCGTACGTATCTTCAGCAGCTCTATAAGCCAATTCAGCGGCTTTCTTAAAGTCAGCACGTTGAGCAGGGTTCAGACGCTCACCATTCTGCAAACGCTGTAAGTAGTTGCCCATCAGGTCAATAGCACCTGTAGCAGCCATAGCCATACCCAATTCAGACTCTCGAACCACAGAACCCGGATCAAGCAACTTCATAAACTTGGTAGCAGCAGCCAAGTCGTTAGCAGCAGACGGGTTATTAAGAGCATTGATAACCTGCTTATGGGCAGTCTGAACCGTAGAAAACTCTTTAATCGCTGGCAAACCAGCAAATTCCTTACGCAAATCAGTCTCAGAATTCAATCTGAAATCAGCGTCTTTCTTACGAATCTCTGAAATGGCAGACTGAATCTCAGCAGGAGTCATGCTGATAGCGTTCTCGTTCAATGAGTCAACCATTGGCTGCAACATCGGATGAACATTCGCAAGGCTTTTCGGAACAGAACCAGCAAGTTCTTCCTGACGCATCAGGTTACGCAAACTATCTGCTTCTTCTCTAGCTGCTTTGGCTCGTTCAGTATTTCCAGTACGAGAGAAATAAGCCTGTGCTGCTTCTGCTTCTTTTAACTGTTGCTGATAACGTGAACCAATTACCTCAGTTGGGGCTAACTTTTCCGCACCTTCTGGCTTCATACCCATTAAATCAGTAGGAGGAATAGTCGGAGCAGCTTCAGGACGAGTAGTTATACCCCTAGCTAAACGACCTTCTTCAATATTGATGTAACGCTCTAGTGCCTTATCAGGATTAGCCCTGAAGTAAGCAACCATCGTAGGATTATTAGCGACCTCTGGAGTCTGAATTACTTTCTCAACAGCCTCTCTAGCTTGTTGCTGTCTTGCTAAGTCTGACTGAGTTTGTTTAATCTTCTGAGCATTAATCATTTGCCCAATGCCAGCCTCATAGGTCTGACCAGCACCAGAAAACCCTTGAGCAGCAGCCGTTAGAACATTCTGTAACGCAGAACGTCTAGCACCACCAGCACCCATACCCTGAGCCAATGCAGCACCAAAACCTAGCAATCCCGCTAGGTTAGACCGTTTCTGAAGTGCAGCAGACTGTTCTGGCCCTAGTAGACCCTCATAGCCTACTGGTACACCACCAAAGATATTAGGTACATAATCTTCTATTGCCATAATGTCACCTACATTAAGCTAAACTGTGGCACACCAAAATTTGACATTTGTTGCTGCTGCATTGGTATTTGCTTACCAGTTATCAAACCTGACCTAGCTCTCATCTCAGCGTTTCTCATTTCTGCGTTTTGCATATCTTGTTGCATAACATTTGATGCTAGATTCATTTGAAACGGGTTTTCTTTAGCAAATTTTCCTGCTGCACTTAGTTGATCCATAAGCGTAGCTGGAGCAGTTATCGATGGGATAAGACCTGTTGACCCACCAGTAGCAGCAAAAACAGGATTTGTAGCCGTAGCAAATATGCCTTTAGCACCCGCAGCAGCAGGTAAAGCAGCACTAGCGGTAGAACCAACAGGAACAGCAGCAGCACCAGTCATACCAGCAGTAGAAGCAGCACTACCAGCCCCTAAAGCAGCCCCACCAATGCCGCCACCGATACCACCTAGCAACGCACCTTTAAGCGGATTGCCGCCTCTAGCAGCAGATACACCACCGCCTAACATTGCCCCGATGAGCATAGGTTCCATTCCACTCATTATTTACCCCCACCAGAACTAGTAGTTGTTTCCAATGGCGCACCATAGAAGATATTCGCAGCACGTTGCAGACGATCCAATGGCAAGTCTTGTGCAGCCAATTGACCCTGAATAGCCTGTAGATCGTAAGCCTCTCGACCCTGACCAACTTGTAACAACTTCTGAATGTCTGCGTAATCCTGAGCAGCCAATCCCGGAGCCATAGAAGCCGCTTGTTGCTGTCTAGCTAGGTCAGCCGCACTAATCTGTTGAGCCGTTCCTAAAGCCCCTAAACGAGTCTGTAGGGCTTGTTGCTCGCCTGCCGTTAGACCACCAGCACCAGCAAATCTGTTAGCTATAGCCTGTTGCTCCATGCCGCCTAAACGACCCATAGCAGCCTCTTGAGCCTGACGCTCTGCCATGTAATTCGCTAGGTAGGCTTTCTGATTCTGTTCTGCTAATCCTCTAGCCAAAATATCTTGAGATTTAGCCGTTTGCTGTGCCATTGCACCTGAGCCATAACGACCAGCAGCAGCAGCCTGAGCCTGTAGGTTCTTCATGCTCTCGCCAAACTGCTCACCCGCTAGACGGTTAGCCTGTGACAAAGCACCTTGTAGATATTCGCTACCACCACCAAGATAAGCACCACCAGCCGTAGAACGAGTTAGACGAGCAGCCTCTGACTCCGGCTGACCTTCCATCATTGAACGATAGAAACCGGAACTAGGATCAACAGCACCCATGCCCATAGCTTCAATCTTTGCGGCATAAGGACTCGTATAGCCCATTTGCTGAGAGATTAGGTTCTGAGCCTGTGCTGTTAGCGGAGAGCCAGCTAAAGCCCTCTGTTCAGCCATAGACATTGCTTGCTGAGTCGCTGAAGATGGGCCAACTGCTAGAGTGCTAGGAGCCTCTGGCATCGCCTGATAGCGTTTCTTGGCTTCCTCTAAAGCAAAAGTGATAAAAGGCTTAAACTCTGGCCCTATCTCTGTCCGACTTTCTTGTCCACCGCCACCCATATTAGACCTCGCAAATCCATTTTCTAGGACGGAATCCGTAATGGCTCGCCCTACGTTGCCAACCCTGACGATGACTGGAAAAGGTTAAGTATTTGACACTAGAATTCTGTGCCATATTCTTAATGAATTGTAAACCTTTTTCAACCACTTGATAATCGTTTTCTACCGTCCAAGCAGCCCAAATATGTAGCTCATGACCTAGCGGCTGCAATACAAAGAACCCTACAAAATGCTTATTTTCTAACGCTATCCACAGCATCGATTTCTGGTTAAACAGATCGACGTAAACATCCTCAACTATCCACGGCTCAGGACTTTTTTCTTTAATCTCATCTAACCCCGGCTTTATCGTAGGCCACCAATTTCGTATCTCCTGCTGCGGTACAAAGTTAAATTCTGTCATCCGACTATGATGTATCCGTAAGTTTTGTCTGCCGTATCGTTTGCCCAATGAGCAACAGTAGCAGACCCTTGTTGCCTATCAGAAACGTATAGGTTCGTCGTTGCAGCCGGAGCTACATAACCTACCGTAACAATAGCAGAAGGAATCGAAGGTCTGGTAGGACTTGTGCTAGTTGGATATTGTTCTAGCGAAACGCCTGTATTAGTTACTCGCCACATAATCTCAGCATAATCACCAGCGTTCATTTCCATAAAGAAATTCATTGCAGCAATTAAGTGTGACGGGTCACCTGTACTCTTTCTCGCTGGCATATGAAAACGGCTATTAGAGCCATCTACATCCGTTCCGTTCTTCCTAAACCAAATATCTACATCCTGACCGTCATTCGTCGTGTTCTTGTACTGTAACGAGAACTGAATGTTGTAAATACCGTAATTCCTGACGTTAAGACGAGAACTGTTAGAAAGATAAACTCCATTGCTATAGTCCGTTGTATCTAATGTAACAGCGTAGGCAGTAGTCGTATTCGCAGCAGTCTGGTCTGTGGTGTCCTGAAACGCCCCGTAAGGAGCCGAATCATTCTCAGAAGCGTTAGATACCGGAATAAAGAAAATCAGGCTGTCATAGCCTATACGCTCGTCAAATAGGGTCGTTGTCGTAGCATTGCCAGTCGCTAAAGTCAGTAAGCCGGTGTTATTCGTCTTACCGTCCATAATCCCACGAACAACCTCAGAAGTCTGACGAGGATCAGCACCGAATACAGGTAATGTACGAAACTGTGTCATCTCGCCCCTGACTTCTGAATCTCAACATCTACGCCAACAATCGTATCCCATCCAGTATCACCGGCTGTTGTCTGAACTGAAATCCTATGGAATCTACCGTTAGACCTTAGTGGGCAACGACCATCGCTGTTAGCAGCAGAATAGCTGGTGTACTGCGGAGGAGCAGATAAAGCCTGACGAGTCGCTATAGCCACCGATCCGGTAGAGCCATCAACGTAAGGACGAGCCATAGTTACCATACTAGGGCCAGCATCTACGTCACCCGTTGATACGGTCGCAGACATCACAGTACCGTCAAACACAATAATCTTTTGCGCCCTAACACCAGCAAACTGAAGCAATCCACCAGCCCAAACAGGTGAATCCAACGGAATATCTAACGTATCTATGTTGTTATCGTAGTTATCAACCTGCTCTAATGTTGCTGACGGTGTAAGAATGTACGAAATAGACGTTGCATCCGTAGAAGCATAAGCCCATCGCTTCAACTGAATGTTATAAATTAGCAATAAACTACCACCTTCTTTAGCAGGGAAGCACCAAACCGCTAATCCCCTGATAGGATCAATCGTTGCCGACATCGTATTGGCAATATTGGTCAGAACAGCCGTATCAAAGAACCAACGATTCACCTTTTCTAGTCCAATCGGCTGAACATTCTGCCCATCACAGAGATAAAACCCGTCATCAGCTAGGAAATACGTTACGCCACCGAACTGAGTGATAGAACCAGCAGAAATACAGCCCAAAGTGCGAGAAATAGCGTCAAACTGGAAGAAAAACGGGCTACCTGAGTACGTCATGCGATAAATCGCACGTTCTAGGAACACTAGACCATACTCACCACCCGCTAAACCTGTGATATTCCCACCATCAGGTAGGTATTGAGAGTCAGACTGACTAGAAAAGCTAGCAACCCAATTCAATTCGTTGTTAATGTCTGACCAGTAGACGGTAGATTCACCGCCAGAAATATTAGCAGCGACCACAAAGTCACGAACTACCGTTACAAACTTAGCTGGTGGAGCATTACCAGTCGCTGTGATGGTCGTACTAGATACCGTTTGACTAGCACTTACCGTATAAGTACCTGTGCCACCAGTTCCAGTACCGTAAGCCGTGATCCTAGTACCGCCTGTAACACCTGTTCCGCTAATGGTCTGGCCTACTACGACACTTCCGTAAGCCATAGAAGAAACAGTCAGCGTAGTGCCTGAAATAGAGCCTGCGAACTGAGCATCATCTAGCCCATAGAAGTATGCACCGCCAGACAAATCAAACGATTGCAGCTTGTCTAATCCGTTAGCAACGATCATCTTTGACCCAAACTGAGTCACATCCCATGATGAAACAGTCGTATAACCCGTAGTCGTTAACGGATCGAGTGTCGTATCGCTAGAGTCAAACTTATAGATTTGAGTCGCACCAGCAGCAAATAGCGAGTTAGTACCAGCGTACTTACCCGCAAATGCTACCAGTAACGATTGACCTGCGTTAGATGAGTAATCAGCTACATCTCGAATAGGCGCATAACCGTTAAGTACCGGATAACAGTTCTTGGCATCCGTCACACCGCCAGCAATTCCCGGCTGGTCTGGTGTCCACTCACCAAAGTTTATTCTTGTCGTAGCCATGTATCACCCACAGGGGAAACTTTTACCCATTCTTCACCGTAAATCATGCCTTTAGCCGTTACCACAGACCGACCAGTAATCGACCCTACAGCAGTTGATCTACGCACACCACCAACAGCCCTAACGTCAGCTTTGCCTAATATTCCTGCACTTGCAAAAACATCATTATTAGCAAGAGCAGTCATCAACGCTCTGCCAGTAATCGCGCCTGATGCGAACTTAGCCGATCCACCAGCAGCCGTTACTACTGCTCTACCTATAACAGCAGCAGTTCCAACTCGTACATAACCACCGTTAGCCGTTACCGTTGCTCTACCTATGATAGAAGCATTGCCTTGTATCGCGCCCTCATAGGCCGTTACGATAGCCCTACCGAGGATTGCAGCAGACGCATTAGTCTGACGAGTACCAGCAGCCGTTACAACAGCACGACCAGTAACGCTACCAGTCGCAGGAACTAAAGTCGTTACCCTTAGTTCGGATATAGCAGCAGACGATAGCGGATTAAATCCGAGCATTTATGGCTCCGAGATAACTACGGTTGGATCATTAGGCCATACTATATTCGCAGGGAATCCATCTTGAGAAGGCAAATCACGCAATGCTTGTCGATATATAGCCCAAGCAGCCTTGTCCACAGCAGCATCCTCTACCTGAGTCCAATCACTATCTTTTAACAACTGATTACGTCTAGCCCTTGCCTTCTGAGCCATTGTTGCTAATTCAGCATCTATCTCGTCTTGAGTTTTTGGCTGTACTTGAACCGTATAAACCTGACCATCTTCAACGTAAGGATCGCAACTGACTAGCTTCTGAGTCTGGTCGTGCTGCTTCCATACGGTCACAGGAAGACAGCCATTTTCAGCCATGAACTCAGCCGATATGCCTGATGGTGGGAAGCTGGTATTCGGGAAGATGCTGCGGTAATCCGCAACCTCTAGCACCGCATTGTTTTCTACTTTAGCGATAAGCATAGTCGCTCCTTATTGATCGGCAAATGGCGCAGTAGGCGCAGTAAAGTTAGCTGTGTAACGGGCTACGCCTTTGGTGATACGAAGGTCATCAATGTAACCGTTGAATGCAGCGCTAGATTTGTCTGGCTCTGTTCCAATATTTAATCCGTTAGCTGTTGGGTCTGGAATTGCATCAGTATCTGTAACGGTAGAACCGTTTTGCGTTCCATCCCTAAACAGTTTCCATGAGCTACCGCTTCTAGTTATGGCAACGTGATACCAAGTGCCAGTTGCCCATCCAGATGTTCCCCCGCCCGGAACATCCACTATTACAGAGTTCGACGAATTGATAACAGTAAAAAACAAACCCGGCGATGACGTTACTGAGCGCGTGTCATACCCAAATATCCAGCGCTGTGCTGAAGTTGAATTACCGTATGACGCAAACAAAACATAATTGTTTGATGGCAACGAACTAAAGTAAACCCACCCCTCAATAGTGAAATCGCCGCTACCAAGGTTTAAATTGGGGCTATAAGGAGAAAACAGCGCATCCCCCGTACCATCGAAGTACATCGAGCTACCACCGAACTTGCTCTGCGTCGTGCTGATCTGAGCATTACCCACAGTCTCCAGATCGTTCATCATCGCGTTGTCGATGATGCCTGCGTTGGTGAAGTTGAGGAGTAGGCTGGTGTCTGTCGTATTCGTTGGGGGAGCAGTTGGCACGGTTAGCGTTGTCTGCGTAGGGTCATACGCGCTGGTTCCTTTCAACATCTTGAAACCAGAGATGTAGCCAGGGAATGGTGGGATAGTGCTGCCAGAAAGATCACCAGCCCAACCAATCCAGAAAGAAGATGCGGTTGAATTAGTGATGCTTGTGTTGCTCGAAGTATTGAACCATCTTGCCCCATTCAGAAAACCAGACATTGAGCCGCTGGTATTTCTGCAAATTACAAGATGATTCCATGTGTTCAAGTTCATTGCTGCACTACCACCAGAATCAGCATACGTTGGATACCCCCAACGAAGTACCAATGTTCTATTGGTCGCATACAACATATCGAACCCATCACAATTTGACGGGTACGAGATCACCTTAAAGTTTCCGTAAACAGCCCTGTTCTCCGCTGGTGTTGATGTCGGGTATAGCCAGCACTCAATACTAAACGGTGTAGTCGAAGCCCCCGGATTAAGCGCCGTGTTTGCAGCAAGACTTAAATAATCCCCCGTACCATCAAAATACCCACTACCTCCTATAGTGCCGGAAGCATACGCAGCAGTAGGTGAGAACGGAGAGAAACGCTGGACTGATGGGGAGCCGTTGACAGTAATTGTCTTGGCAGTCACCTGCGTGTTCGTATCAATGAATCTGTTGCTCTGGCAAGTCAGTAGCTTGGTATTGGTGACAGCCGTTAATGGTGTCGTGCTAGGCGTGAAATTGCTTGTATAGATTGCTGTTCCAGCAACAACGCGCAGATTAGATATGTATCCGTTAAAACTACCTCCAGATTGTGTGCCGAGAGCGCCTATATAAAAAGCTGCGTTGTAACCAAGGGTTGATGTGTTGGTTGCAGTCGTTGAAGATGCGACACCATTCAAATAAATTTTGAGATTTCCAGAACCGCTACCACTCCTTACCAGCGCAATGTGATTCCAAGTGTTTGCCGATGGAATTCTGTCCGTTACCGTAAAGTTTGCTGATGGGTTATTTAGATAAACATTGATGTTGGTTCCAGCAGTTACATTCAAAGCAAAATAGTTTGTGCTGCTTTGTTGAACAAAGACAGAAGCATCAACTGTTGATGTTGTGTATATCCACGCTTCAATTGTAAAGTCTCCAGACAACTGAAAATCCGTTGAAGCAGCCGGATTAATGGATTGGCTACCACCAAAGTAGTTCGACCAGTTATCCCCATAAGGCGAGAACGTACCCTGAGTCGTGTTGCCGTTACGGGTGATCGAAAAAGCGTTGCTAGAACCGTCTGTGAACGTATTGTTCTGTGCGCCGTTAGTGCCGTTGCCATGCAGCAATAGTGTGACGTTCTCAAAGTCTGAGTCAACAGCAACGCCTTTCGCAGCACCTTGTAGAGCTTTGGACAGCATCAGTTATTCCCCACTCTAGCACCGTAAACCTGAGTTCCTACCTTCCACAACACGATGACCGTATAGCCTGTTGTGTTCAGAGTCGGAGCCGATCCAGAGTCTGTTTTCCAGCTAACGCCTGATGTGCCAAAGGTTGAGTCAGACCACGTTAGTGTGTACGCAGAGCCATCATCTACCATCAACGTCACAGCTTCACCAGCAGCGAAGTTAGTTCCCTTTGGCGTTCTGTTAGCACCTAGCGTAATTAGCTGGATAGAACCGTTACCGGGGTCAATCTCAAATGCAGCACCGTCAGTAATGGTGAATACATCCTCTAGGATTGTTCCGATAATGGCCGGATCGGTCAGCGTCTTATTCGTTAGCGTTTGTGTATCGCTTGTACCAACTACCGTACCAGAAGGAATAGCCTTCTGAGCAGCGGAGCCATCAATATTTCCGCTACCATTAGATAAAACAAATGACGATGCAGCAATACCACTTACAGTATTGTTATCAACGCTAATCGTCTTATTGGTAAGTGTTTCAGTACCGTCATTAGTGACAGCCTTTTCACCCGGATAAGTGGCAAATACGTCTTTACTTCCAGCACCGAAATTAACTGCATTGTTACTGTTCGACGATTTTAGGATCGTAGTCCTAGCCAACGTACCAGCACCTACCGTACCTACGCCTATCTCATAATCAGAACCTAGCGTGATTGTGTAGTAGCAAGTATTAGTATCGCCAATTGCTGAACTAAAAGTCCGAAAACCCGTTACAGCCCCGTCCAGCGTCAATGTGCCTGTGCCAGTCGTGGTGGACGTTTCACGAACTCGGTCAGCAATTATAAGAGGCATAAATTACTCCAGAGTAACGGAAAGGTTGCCAGTCGAAATCGTAAATACATCGCCAGAAGCAATCGATTTAGACGCATCTAGTGGTGTGTAATACAGTAGATTACCGCTAGTCAAAGCATCCAAAATGCCGATGTGTGTCACAGTTCCCCATGTGCCAGTTGCAGTCGGGAAAGTAACTGATGCGCTATTCGTTGATACACCATTGCTAGGCGCACCAAACGTTACAGCAGTACGAGCATACGAGCCACCAGATACCTCAGTACCTGTATTACCTTCACCCGGATCGCTAGTGTAAAGACCTACATAAACCGTTGTTGGGCTGGTGTAGGATGTATTACGGAGAGTGGCATTAATAAGCGCGTTCTCCAGATAGTTTGACATCTCTGCCATGATTTCACCTCACGTTATAAGACATACTCATTGGTTGACCAGAATACTCACTTGCTTGGTCGGTCGTTGAGATTCCCTCAATCGCCCTAGAATACAAGGAAGCCCAAGTCTGCAACCTCGCATCATTCATCAAATACGGTTCAGCCTCACCTAGAGCCGCATACAGCAACGCATCAGGACAGTTTGCTAAGAACGTATTACTAGCGTTAGTGTCACTCAATAGCGCAGGTTTAGCGTAATACAGCATTTGAACCGTATAAGCCGTGTCAGGAACTGGAGCTAATTGCATCTCAGCACCTAAGATCGTGTAATCAACTGGTCTGCCAGAATCAGTTACACGGGCTGTTTCGTAGAATGAATTAGGAGCTTTGTAGCGCAATGTAAATACCGGGGTGGTATTCAAGTGAATATCGCGCATCGATAAGAAGTCTGTCGGCAACCCTAGAGTTGAATCACCGCCAGTTGTTGAAGCTGTAGCAACTACCAACATTTGCCGAATCCGTAAGTCTCGCTGCAAACGGTACTCAGCCAACTGAATAAAATCAGGAATAACAGAAGTCAGATCACTACGCGCTAGGTAGTTCGCTACCGTATTCTTTAAGTCGCTGTAGGTCGTGATCGCCATTTCATTCCTCTAATTGCTCGAAATCTTTCCAGCCATATTCGTAAGTGCCAATGTGCCGGATGTGCATCGATAACTCATGGTCTACATACGTCTGGAAGCCCTCAGAACCGGCTTTAACGCAGAAATACACATCCTCACCACAAACACCACTAGAACCCCATCCAGCGTCAAACCAAGGTCTGCCAGTCTTTTCAAACACCTCTCTACGAATCATCACAGCACCAAACCCTACCGCTGTAACTTCCTCGATACCTTCTTTCCCGCGAGAATCAATGTTCGACCATTCATGAACGAGAGTCTCCCCATCCATGTACTTACGCAACATCTTCGCAGTCGGTGTTACTGGCTTACGTCTAGTCGTTGCATTGACACCAACTATCGGCACTTCACGACTTAGCATGATGCTAATAATATCGTGAGGGAACCGCATATCGCTATCAATAAACAATACTGCGTCGCAACCTTCTTTAAACGCTACTTCTGCCAACTTCTCACGCTGGTCAAATATCAGCGTTCCCGGCATTGTATATAGGCTCAAACCGCCTTTGCCATCTTTACAACGAACTGACGCATCATGAGCCGCCATCCGAGCAAAATCAAAAGCAAAACCTGTGTGAACCTCATCCCTACATGGTACGCAAACACCAACTCTCATATAGTTCCTCGATACGTTTTCCAAACAGCATTATCAGGATCGTTCAGCCACTTAGCAAACCCAACGTCATCCACCACGTTAAAGCCCTTCATAATCCCCATCTGGTTAAGTACATCTATAACCGTAAAAGGAATTCTGGCTACATGGTGCAAATCGTTTAGACCGCCTGACCTCTGTTTATCGAAATCTAACTGAGCCTTGTTAGCCTCAATGATCTCGGTAACGTCCTGTTTAGTCTCGATGACGATACCACCGTCACCATCCTCGTATGCTGTTTGAGTCCGTATCGGAGTACTCATAAATCCTTTCGTAGTTCCCCCTAGCCCGTAGGCTAGGAGGATTTGCTACTTATACAAACATCCGTTATAGAGCCATGTCCAGATCGAAGATTCCGCCATGAGCAGCTTCGTTCTTAACTTCAAGAGTGACTTCAGCCAGCAACTGAGTATTCTCAGAGTCACCAGTCTTAGCCAGATCGTTAGTCTGGAACGGACGCAGATACGCTAGTGCTGCGTATTCTGGATCAAGTACCAGAGCATCACGAGTACGCATGAAGCGGTTAGGAACAACCGACATCGTGCCAAAGTCAGACATATAAACGTCAGCCGCACCGATAATGGTGGTCGGAGTGTTACCCGGAGCCATGTAACGCTGTGCAGCGATACCAGCAAACGAGCTAACCTTCTGCTTACCAGCAGCACCAACCATCAGAATCTTAGGTGAGCCACCAGATACAAACACCTCAGACACCACAGTCTTGAGCAGAGTCTCGGTGAAAGTACGCTGTGTGCCATCAGTACGAGTCGATACGCCGATAGTTGCAGGATCAGCACCGCCCGAACCTACGTCCGAGTTAGTCTTGATCCATGACAGGATCGAACCGAGCTTACGAGCAATCGTCGATGTACCAGCCGAACGACCTTGGTTAGCGCACAGGATAGTTTCCAGATCGCGCTTCAGTTCAGCCGATGCTTTAGCCAACTGGTAAGCCTTTTCTGACTTACGACCTGCCTTGTTTACTGTGTCCAGAGTACCCGAAACCTGAACGGTCTTTTGGATGATCTGAGTGTAGTTACCAAGACGAACGGTAGGAGCCAGAGTTGCCGATGTAGCGTCTGCACCTTCAATCGCTGCGTTAGCAGTAGTAGCAGCAGCCAAGCTATCAGTCTGCCATTCATGGTAAACGGCTGTAGCTTTGGTCTTGCCAATCGATGACATAAACGGCGTTTCCGTTGGAGAAATGTCATAGATGATGTCGGTCAAATCTTCGCGCTGACCAATCGCGCTGTGTGCTGTAAATGTAGGCATGATAATTTCCTATAAGAATCGTTCAAATGCTTTTGCGGCATCAGCAACCCTTCCGGTCTGCTTTGCTCGCGCTTTTGCTTTCCTCAGTTCATCGCTACCTTCCCGAGGCTGAGAAACACCCGACTTAACAACCTTCGGAGCCTCATTAACACGCTTCGTAATCCCCGGTTTAGAGGATTGCAACTTGTCGTATTGCATCGCCTTGTATAGCGTTAGAACCTGCCGAGAATCATAGATTCCCGATAACTCTTGGTCTGAAAACCCTAACTTTAGGCCAAACTCCCTTAGTTCTCGCCGAGTTACTTCACCCTTTTGCGGATCAGCATATTCAGGTATTGCCTCTGCCAGCTTACGAGACTCAGCCTGTATTACCTGACCAAGTTGCTCCTGACGTTCCTGCTGTTGCTGCTCTGCAATTCGCTGTCGTTCAGCCTGAACTTGAGCTATTTGCTCTTTCCGCCTTTGTTGATCCGTATATGCTAAAGCGTACCCAATGGGGTCTCTTTCCTTCAGTTCATCTAGGTTTTCACCTTCTGGCTGCTGATTGAGCATTTGCTCAATAATCTGCAACCGTTCCGCATACTGATCCCGCAAGTATCTGGCTTCTTCGATACGCTGTCGTTCAGCCTCGACTACCTTACGTTCCTCAGCTACGGCTTGCGATTTCTTTGTATAGTCTGTGCCAAGTTGATAAGACTTGATAAGCTCATCAAGGGTTACCTCACGTTCTTCACCGGCTGCTTTTACCCGGAACGTCTGAGGCTCCTCTTGCTCATCCTGCTCATCTTCTTGTTCTACCTCTGACTCATCATAAGACTCATCAGATTCGGCTTCGCTATCGTTGGCCTCTGCTTGCAGTTCTGGTTGTTCCTGTTCGGAGCCTTCTTCTGCACCCATCAGACCCAAGATAGCGTCGGCTGCACTACCTACAGTTAACTCTGGACTACCGGATTCCGGTGTCGTTCCTTGAGTATCGCTCATTTTTTCTTTCCTAAATTATATCGGGAACCGCCCGAAACGGGTTACAAAATCTTTAATCTTTTCTCCTCGATGAGCTTGTTTGCTGAAAGCCCTTCCAAGTAAGTCTCAATCAACTCTAATGTCCGTAGCCGCATATAAGCAGTCTCTCTGGACTGAAGATCAGCGTAATCGCTAGTTGCGAACTTATTAAGTTCAGCAGTCCTAAGATCAGTCATCATTTCCTGAAAGAATTCATCCTTCAGTAGATTCTCAGCCCAGATAACTTTGCTCATATCAATCCATTGCGTTAGGTAGTTTGTCCACCTTGTTTACGGATATTCCAGTCTTTTCCAGATTGGTTAAATACCGATCAAACATAACCTTTTCAGCTTTCCTTAAACCTTTGTAAGCCTCTGGAGATACCCAAACCTCAGTTATCGCCTTTGCAATCTTCCCCGGCTGTTCTTTAATCTCAAACTCACCTGCCTTACCAAGATACGATTGCTCTAGCCCCGGCTTTCCTAAGTAAGGTCTCCCTGTCAATCCTTCTGACTGAACCTTGAACATAACCCCTTTGTTCGCACCTTGACCCAATGCCATCTCTGGAATCTCAGCAAAATAAGTAACTGGCGCACCGAATGGGCTACTTCCTTTAGCCATATCCATTAGACTATTCGCGCTTGTTTCTCGATACAACGCACCTGATGGCAATGGTTTAGAGAACTTCGTAATCTCACCCAGATCAGGCAATGGCAACTTTCTAGCACCAGTACCAACGGTTCCAGCAAAGCCCATCGCTAGGTCTTGATTCACCCGATCCACATACTCCTTAGCAGCAGCCTGTTCAGGAGTCACCAGAAGCCCTCTAAGCTCGTTTAACTTAGCCTGAGCCGCTAGGTTACCAGCCTGATTAAACGCCCTAGCCTGATCGTTAACCGATGCCATGTACTCTCTAGGATCACTTACCAATAGACCAACATTAGCCTTAGCACTCTGCTTTGCTCTGTCAATCATCCCAACGATGTCAGATAGTAAGCCAGCCATTATGAAGTCAAACTCCCTAGCTCTTTGATTGCCTTCAGGACAATATCAGCCTGACGTTGGCGTGTTTCCTCGTCTGCTAAGTCCATCGCTAAGATAGCCTGTAGCTGCTTAACCGCTAACTCAGCCTCTTTAATCTTCATATCGGCTTCTTGCTGGCGGGTTTTCATCGCCATCTCAAGACCCTTACGAGTGTACTCAGCCTCTAACGACTGACGCTCTAGTTGCAACTTAGCAGCCTCAATCTCGCTCTTAGCTTGGGTCTTTTCTCGCTCTACTTCAGCAAATATCTTAGTAGCTTCTGCTTGCTGATCCGGGCTAGGAGGCTGTGGCTGTGACAACTTCTCGTTAATCTCAGGCGTAATCTCGTTAAGGAAAGCGTTAGCATCCTTGAAACCAGCCGATTCAATAAGTCGTGCCAACGTATCTCGATACTGAGCCACAGATACCAGCGGATTTGATGGGCCAAACTGAGTCAGAATCTGCTCTTGCTTGGCTAGAATCATCTGCAACATGGCTAGCTTCTGCTCACGATCACCTGAACCCAAACCCACGTTAATCGCTACGTCGTACTGGTTAGTCCAAGTCCTCGGATCAAACGTCACAAACTTGCCACGCATACGGACAATCTTTGCCGTATCCTGATACTTGCCCAATAGATGCAGAATCCCCTTAAACAGCGACTTTACGCCTGTCTCAGCAAAGATTCTCGCTATCAACTCCAGCTTGCCAGAGTTCGACTTCATCATCGCGGCAATGGCTGTAGCGGAAACATTATTCAGTACGTCAGGGTCAAGACCTTGTTGCTGATCGCTAACACCAGTACGTTTAGCCTGAACCTGATCCATGTACTCAAGCAATGGGAAAGCCTGAGCCGTTACCGCAGGAACCTCTAGCGGCATCACAGCACCAGCAGACTTCACCCGAACAATACCGCCCGGAGTTGCATTAAGAGCATCGTCTAGGTTTACTTGACCGTCAACGATAGCAACACGCGCATTATTCGTTAGATACAAGTTATCCAGCATTTGACGAGTCACGGTGGACTTGATTAACTGGATGTCCATTGTCCGGTCTGCCAACGACTGACCAAAGAACTTGTGCGGGATCGGAATTGGACACAGGCTGTGGAACGGAACTAAGTCACATTCCTCGTCATCTAAGATTTCGTTGCCAGAATAGGTAATCTTACGCAGTTCAGCGATTCCGTCACCGTTAACGTCAATGCGGATATAGCACTCGTAGACCTCAACCACCTGCATCGTGTAATCAAGGCTAATGTTCTCATCAGGCTGCTCACCCTGACTGAATCGAGCAATACGCTCTGTGGTGTACTGAAGATCATCATAGCTAGGCAAGCCATCAATAATGTCCTTGTCAAAGCCCATAGCCGCTAGTTCGCTACGAGTCATCAGCTTACGATGAGCCACAAACGGACTATCTTCAATCGTTCTAGCCGACTTGCTAATCAGGAATTCTTCAGGTGGTACGTTCTCAATCTTGACGCAGCCGTATTTCTTGACCTTCTTGACCTTGACCGAATACAAAGGAATCTGAATCGGCATCCCCATCGGGTCAACGCCACCATCGATCAACTCGACGTTCTGGCTAGTCACCTCAATGGCAGGATCAGATAGCAGCATGGCTAACTCATCCTCGGTCAGATTCTTGTAGCTTTCTTTGTTGACATCTTCCTTAGCATCCCAATAGGCTTTAACTACGCCAACCTTTGCCATTAGCGCATCTTTGAACCAATTATGCAGGATGATTAGCCCATCGTTTTCACGATAAAAGACCCAATTACAGTAGTCTGTGGCTTGTTTAGCTGACTGCTCGTCATCAGGAGTCTGAGGCTCGAAACTGACAATATCCTCTGTGGTGGTGAACACCCGGATAAGTTGTGGCAAAGCACCATCGATAGCTTCAGCTACCTCGCCAGTTACGATCTGGCTTCTGCCTTCTACCTCGTTGCCATACGGATAACGAAGATAGTATTCGAGAGCCTTAGCCCTCTGGTCGGTCGTTTCGGTGTCGATGTATCCAATCGAGTTATCAATCTCGTTATCTAGGATACTTTTGATTTCACCTTGATCCATCTTCATAGCAAACCCCTAAGATTTTGCCAATTATACAATCCATTTCGTTGAAATTGGCAATGCTGACTGCCATGAGGAATCAGTCTCGTCAAGCCCTATAGACAAGTACCTAAACGCATCGGCAAAGTGTGATGACCAATCGTGGAGAGGCTTTTCATAGAATATCTGCCTACGCTCGTCATGCTCTCGACGATAGTTCCGTAGCGCATCTAGTCCGTTCTTGACCTTTGGGTTAAACCAGCATCTCGGCAACATACGTCGCACAGCCTGTATCCCGTCGGCAACGCTAAGTCTCGGAGCAACCCTGATGTTAAGTCCAGCTTCCTCCAGCACTTCCTTACGACTCTTGCCTGTTCCAAGCTCTCTAACCTGTACGTCATGGGGCAGGATTTGCTCATATTTCTCATAGCCGTTATCCCTCAGCCAGCCCACGTACCAGTCCAGACCTACGCCATGATTCTCGATGCAGTCAATAAGTCTGATCTCTTTCCCTGCCAGTTGAGCAATCCAAATCGCAGTCGAATCACCCATGCCCAAATCCCAAGCAGCATAGCTACGGCACAGACTATCGTTAGGAAAGTCAGCAATACGACCATTGCTCTCAAGATCGTTAATGAGCTTGCCATAGTAAGACCCCTCAACCGCTGCGTTAAAGGAACACTCGAACTCTTGGTTATACCTGTCCTCACCCATCTCTCGATAGGCTGCTTTGAGTTCCTCGTTAGGTAATACGCCTGTCTGACTAGCCTTGAACTCTAGGAACTTCCAGCCTTCCTCAGACTTGGCTCTATCCGCTAGTTCAGCGAAATGGTTAGCACCTTTAGGAGTGCCAATGAAACAAGCCCACCCACGACGGTCGGCAAGAGCAGGTCGGATGATTTCGTTCCAAATACGTGGGTTCTGATCGCCAACTTCGTCGATAACCACGCCATCAAAATACTGACCCCTAAGACTGTCAGGATTATCAGACCCATATAGACTAACCCTACGCCCATAAAAATCAGCACGTAACTCAGAGACATTGTAGGTAGCTCCTAGTGGTCTGGTGTACTTCTGAAGGTAATCCCACGCTACTCGCTTGGCTTGCCCGTAGGTAGGCGCAATGTAGGCAAATCTTGGGTCTGGCTTGTCGCACTCGATAGCGGACTTGATAAGATGATTGATTGCGCTAACAGTCTTTCCCATACGACGATGGGCAACCACCACAGTAAAACGATGCTGCTCAATGGCATCATGTATCTCTAGCTGCTGCGCTCTAGGCTCGTAGTCAATGACGATCTCAGCCACGATAC